ATTTTTGCCCGTTAATTAAAAAAGATTGCATTGGTATCCAATGTGCGTGGTTCTCCCAAATTATGGGCAAAAACCCAAACACTGGGCAGGATGTCAACGAATGGAATTGCGCCATTGCGTGGATGCCAATGCTGCTCATTGAAAATTCCCAACAATCTCGTCAAACCAGCGCAACGGTGCAGGCTTTCCGAAACGACATGGTTGCTCAAGGGGACAATACTCAACAGTTGTTCTTGGCTATTGCTAACCAAAATCAACGATTAATCGAAGGGTAACCAATGAACACTTATTGGAAAATTGAACAGCTTACTCGTAGGGCGTCGGATGGCGGGGTAACTGCGGTTCATTGGCGGCTTTTTGGGGAAGAAGGAGAATTTCAAGCGTCGCTGTACGGGGAGTTTAGAACCAACCCAGACCCATCTTCGCCCGATTTCATCCCGTTTGACAATTTGACCGAAGCGGAAGTCATCAATTGGATAACTTCCACTTTGCGGGAGGGACGGATGAACGATTTTATTGCTGACTTAACGGTGCAAATTGAACAGCAAAAAAATCCGGTGATCTCCGACAGGCTTCCTTGGGCGTAAGTTATGAACGCGCATGACAAACTTTCGGTGTGGGTGACGCTCATCGCTACAATTACGCTGTCCATGATTTTAATGTCGATGGTGGGCGGCATGATGATTGGATTGTTCGACGAGAAAGTGGACAACAACAAGATTTTTGAAGCTGTGCTGCCTGCGTTTCAGACAATTGTCGGGGGTTTCATCGGGCTAATTACCGGCATCAAGATCGCCACAGACCAACGCCGCGACGACGCAGGGGATGAATAGTGGATTCCCAAATGTTGTTTAACATTATCCTTGGCGCAACTACGTCGATGATTGGGTGGTTTGGGCGCTCTGTTTGGGAAGCCAGCGTCGAACTTCGTGCGGATTTGGCAAAACTACGGGAAGACCTTCCACGAACCTATGTGGCCCGCGAAGACTATCGTGCCGACATCCGAGAAGTGAAAGAAATGCTGTCGAGAATTTTCGATAAACTTGATTCAAAGGTAGACAAATGACTTTCGAGGAATCTTTCAAAGTACTTATCGGCCATGAAGGTGGGTACAGCGACGACCGCAACGACCCCGGCAACTGGACTGGCGGCAAAGTAGGCGTTGGCGAATTGCTGGGCACCAAGTATGGCGTTGCCGCTAATTCGTATCCGATGGAAGACATCCAAGGGCTGACGCTGGAACGAGCGCAGCAGATTTACAAACGGGACTATTGGGACAAGCTGCACGCCGATGACCTCCCTAAACAGGTGCGGTTTGCGGTGTTTGACGCAGCCGTCAACTCTGGAGTGGGACAAGCAGCAAAATGGCTTCAACGGGCCGTTGGGGTTAAGGACGACGGCATTATCGGTCAGGGGACGTTGGCGGCGGTGCGAGCGATGGATCAGTACAAACTCGCTGCGGTTTTCAACGGTCAGCGCCTCAAATTCATGACCGAGTTGAAGGTTTTTGATAAGTATGGTAAAGGGTGGGCACGGCGCATCGCCGAGAATCTAATTAACCTTCCGTAGGAGGATCCTCCATGAATCTTAAGTTTTTTCTAGATCGTGCGCGGGAACCCTCCACTTGGCGCGGTGCCGCTATCATGGCGGGCACGATGGGCGTTGGGGTTAACCCTGAGGCTATGCAACAAATTGGGTTGGCGGTGGGTGCTGTCATCTCGGCAATCGAGATTTTCCGCAAGGAAAAATAAATGCCCCTTAAGAAGCTGATATTCAAGCCGGGGGTAAACCGGGACCAAACCAACTACGCTGGCGAAGGTGGTTGGTGGGAGTCCAACAAGATTCGGTTTCTTTCGGGTTTCCCGCAGAAAATAGGTGGCTGGGCAAAAGCCTCGGTCACTTCATATCTGGGCGTCTGCCGTTCGTTGTTTAACTGGATCCCAGCAGCGGGATACAATTTCCTTGCGCTTGGGACTAACTCAAAGATTTATGTCGAAAGCGGCGGTTCGCTGCACGACATCACCCCGCTCCGCGCTACTTATACCGGCGCATCGGCTCCTCAAGACACCGACAACTGTTTCACCACGGTATTGGGGTCTACTACTGTCACGGTCACTATCAACTCGCACGGCGCGGTAGACGGGGATTATGTGGTTTTTTCTGGGGCTACAGCGGTTGGCGGCGTGCCCGCTACCAGCCTCAACGACGTTCAGTTTCTCATTTCTAACGTCACTGTTAACACATTTACAATAACTGTAGATACCGCAGCGACCTCTGCGGCTACTGGTGGTGGCACGAGTATTACGGCATTTTTTTACATTCCTTCGGGGTTTGCTACCGCCGCTTCCGGTGTAGGTTGGGGCGCTCCTCCGTGGGGTGGGTTTGGAACGACGCCGACGACTGGCTGGGGTATCGCTTCGGCAACGGCTGTTTCTATCCCCATCCGCATTGTTTACTTTGCGTCGCGGTACAACGTGGTTGCGGACGAAACCGATTTGCTTTTTAACATTCGGAACGGCGCAATCTATTACTGGGATACTGACACTTCGTTTGCGGTAGCCCCCGCTGCGTCTCCTACCAATGCAATTGCGTTGACGGGAACGTCAATCCCAGATCAAGTTGGGCAAATTTTGTTTGACCCCAAGAGCGGCATTTTGATGGCGTTTGGGGCTACGGCGTACGGGGGCGGTTCAGCTACTTACGATCCTCTTTTGGTTCGTTGGTCAAGCCAAGATGATTATACCAATTGGGATCCCGCGACCCCCGTAACGTCCACCGCTGGGTTCTTAAAAATTCAAACTGGCTCCAATATTTTGCGGGCCGTTGCCAACTTGGATGAAACGCTAGTTTTTACGGAAAGCTCGGTAACGTCTGTGCAGTTTGTGGGGGGGACAGACGTATTTTCGCAAAAATTAATCTCCAACGAAATTTCGCTTATTGGCCCTAACGCCGTCCTCTCTAAAAACAATGTCTTCTATTGGATGGGGACGGATAAGTTCCTATCGTACAACGGGCGTGTGGAAACCATCCCCTGTACCCTACGTCAACATGTTTTTGAAGACATAAATTGGGCGCAAACGGAACAATTTTTTGCTGCGTCCAACGAAAGATTTTATGAAGTTTGGTGGTTCTATTGCTCCACCAATTCCGACACCATCGATAAGTACGTCATCTTTAACTACGCCGAAAACATCTGGTACTACGGAGACTGTACCGACTCGATGAGTCGCACGGCGTGGTCTGACTCTCCGCTACGTCAATACCCGCAGGCTGCAAGTGGTGATGACAACTATTTGTACAGCCACGAGTATGGTACGGACGCCGGGGAACTCCCGATGACCTCCTACATTACCTCTAACAACGTAGACCTTGACCCGGACGGCAACAAGTTCATGCTGGTACGCCGACTTATCCCGGACGTATCTTTTGTGGGGTCTGCAACTGGATCGACCCCCAGTGTGGACTTCACACTATCGCCCCGGAATTTCCCCGGTGCTGCGTACATGACGACCAACGCCGAGGGTCAGGACTTCTCGCGGACAGTTACTCGTAGCTCTGGCACCACGGTATCGGTAGAGCAGTACACGGAGCAGGTGTTTATCCGCGCCCGTGCCCGTCAGATAGGGGTTTCTATTGGGTCGTCGGAGTTGGGGGTCAATTGGCAGTTAGGTGCCCCGCGCCTTGATATGCGCGAAGACGGCACTCGGGGTTAAAAGTGACGTTTAAAAATACGCAAGCCCCGCGTATCCCTAGCGCCCCTAAAGAGTACGACGCGGTATTCTTCAATCGCTTTGCGCGAGCATTGGATACGTATTTCACTGTCTTGGATTCCAAAGCCGGGATCGTCGTAGACAGCGTATCTACTGGGCAATTTATTACGCCGTTCACTGCGCTTACTGTGGCAAACGGGGCAAATAACAATCTTGAGGTTCCTGCCGCTACGTTCTTTAGAATTTCAGCCCCCACCGCGCCGTTTTCCATCACGGGGCTTTTAACTGGTAACGCGGTCTACGACTCTACCTCCGCTTTGGTCTATGCTGCGTTAGATGGGCAGCAAGTGACGTTGTTTAACTCCACAGCGTATGCCATGACAATCTCAGATCAAAGCGCCAGCAGTAGTGCCCCCAATCAGATTATTACAAATACCGGGGCTGCTATTGCTACGACAGGTTCGGGGGTAGTGACGTTAATTTATTCTCAAACAGATGCACGTTGGATCGTCATCTCCGCACAGCTTTAAGTAGGAGTCTGATATGGCAACTCGGGGCGGGTCTCAAATTTCTCAAACTCCTCGCGGGCGGGCGATTGCCGCACAGACTGCTGCGCCAGCAGTAAATAATGGTATCGCCATGATTGGCGGCGTTCCGTATGTATTATCCAATTCCGCTGCTGTTGGGGTTGATAATCGT